TTCAAACTTTGTACCGTCGATAAGAGAAAGTTCGTTCTTATCTTTAACATCTGTACTCATATTATCCTCCATTGTAGTTGTTTAATTATACCATAAACAGGCTTGTTTTTTACTCTATTTTTTCATAATTTAGACCTAGGCCTATGCCAAATCCAGCCCTTTGTGCATTGACTCCTTGAAGCGCAACAATGTCTTTTGAGTTGGCTGCTTGACCACCACTAAATACTCTGGCTTTCATTTCTTCCCAAGCATTACTCTTTTGAGCATTTTTATCTAGGTCAACCCCCTGCATTGCTGCAAGGAACTTTTTTTCATCGTAGTTTAATTCTCTGCCTATAGACAGTGTTATCATTAATTCTGGCATGGACAAAGATCTTTCAAGTTCGTCATAATCTTTCCATATGCCCAACAAAAACACCTCAGACTCTAATTTTGCTAAATCTAGTTCATCCCAGGAAGATCCGCTATCTACGGCTTGTTTTTTTATTGGCTCCTCAGATTGTTCATTAATCTTAATCCCAGCAGTTATATCCAGTATGTCATATATATTTTGTAAGTCAACATACTCTTCTAGCATTTCTTGAGTCTGTGTGATTTCTGGTCTAAACTGTTTCATACATATTCTTGCACATTTTGATAATGCAATTATTGCTTCAAGGTCTCCTCTGGAGTTTCTTACCTCATCAAAGATATCCATTAACTGTCTAAGATATTTTATTTTTAATGGGGCTAACTCTATCTCTACACCATCTTGTAGGATAATATTTTTTGTATTATAAACAGTTGTTGCCATCATACAAGTATACCAAACAGAAAGGCCCAACCCCGAAGGATTGAGCCTCTCATATATTAAGTTGTATTATGCGCCTGCTGGGATAGTGCGATCTACGATCTTACCGTATGATGCATTATCGTTTGGAAGAAGACGGAATGATACTTCGAACATTGTCGCTTCGTCTCTCTTTGCAGATACTGAAACGCTTTCGATTGAAAGTGCACGGTATGCTACATAGATTCTTTCGATTGAAGATCCTGCTGCACAGTCTCCTGTACCTGGACCTACTGCAACCAAACCACGCTCAACTGGACATTCTCCGATGTCTCCTGCTGAAAGGTTGAGTGCTGATGATCCTGCTCCTGCAGTGTTGTATGCTCCTAGATCGTCGTCCTTACCTGCTAATGCAAATAGAAGATTCTCTAGTGTTGCTTCTGCAAATGTAGTATTTAGGTTAACCTGCATGCCTTGCTTAAATAACTTAGCAACGTCAAGTACCTGGTCTACTGCAACTTCACCGAAATCTGGCTGGAATTGAATTTCCAAACCATTCATTGTGTATCCAACGTTACGGAATGCGTCGTCATCAGAAAGGGAATCCTTAAATGATGTCGCTGCTTCGTATGCTGGAAGGTCTGCGTCTGTGAGTACGCCTGCTTCATGTGTGAAGAGGGCTGCTGCTCCAACGATAATATCGTTGCTGCTACCACGTGTATATGCCATATTTTTCACCTCTTTTTTTTCTTTTGGATTAAAAGGGCTTGTTTCCTCACCTTAATTATAGCATCCCTTTTTAGGGGTTTACTGAGTCAATTATGTCTTGCATCTGGTGGTAGTCGTAGTCGATGATTATTTTGTTACCCGCATAGGTTCTGGCTGTTCCAAAGTCAACTATGTCCCTTGCCTCTTCTAATTGGTAAATCCTAAAGTTGTGGAAGTAGAATTTACAGGTCATGCCACCTATTGGGGCGTGATTTCTAGCCCAAGTATTTATATCTTCGGCAGTCTCATCACCACGATCCATAAGCCTTAAAACTGCTTCTTGTATTTGAATCATTCTAACTATTGGATTGTCTGCCTGAGCATAAAAATAGTACAAAACTTGCTCGCATTTAATATGTGGAAATGCTCCACGGCGCATTCTAAACATTCTGTCATATACAGCCATTGCTCCACCTTCGGGAAATGATGTCTGTAATGCTTCTATTGTTGATGGGCCTGTTGGAAAAAATGGAATTAGTTCATTTTGACTTCCAGGTTGAGGTAGAAAGTCTGCAAGTTTTTCTTGTAAGTATGTATTAATCCATAATATAGGAGTGTTCATTGGTGATAGTGAGTCTGTCATTATGATGCCACCGTTGCGTTAGCGACCCATCGATATCCTGTAGATAAACCAACAGACTTTCCGCCACGCTTTCCCCTTCCTAAATTTTTCTTATACGATATTGGGTTCTCGAAGTACTGCTTAAGATTACCACTATTTAAAAATGCTTGAGTAAAGTATCTACCAAAAAACATATCAAAGGCTTTTTCGAATTCTCCCTGTGTAGTTCCTCCTGGGTTATCAACAACAACCTTCTTTCTGGTGTAGACTACTTCTCCATTTACTTCAAATCTCAAAACCTCAGAGTTGCGTGGTTTTATAACTACGGTTGTTCCATCTTCCATTATTGATGCTTTATTACGAAACGGCTCTTTTGATCCCTGCTTAATTGTGCTTGACTGTTTAAATGATGATATAAATGAAAGACCAATGTTGCTAACAGTATAGTTTATGTCAAACAGTCTGGCATCTGGGCTACCATTTTTATACCACTCATAAACATGGTGCAAAGTTTCTGGAGACACTCTTGCGTTGGAGTCTATAAATTGAGAAGCAATTTCAGAAACTTCAGTTCCAAGTGACTTTAAAAACTCAGTCTTACCTTTTTGGACTCCTTCAGTAAAGCCAACAGAGTAGTCAATAATGTTCTTCATTTCTTTTTTAAATGCTTTGTTGTCAAATCTAACGGCTATCATACATCCACCGCCTGATTCTCTGATCTTCTAATAATTAGTTTGTAGTATTCAACTCCACCAAAAGGTCCTACAAATGGATCTTGTGTTGCAATTTCAAAGATTGTGGACTTGCCTGCTCTTGGGCCAGATGTTTCTGTGTAAATATCGTTACAGTTTTTATCTCTAATGTTTGTAACTATAACATTTGTAATTGAGTTTTTGGCTTCAAGGCTGGACATTCTTATGTCGGTCTTTACTCTGCCAATTAAAAGTTTTTCTTCTGTAATATTTACGTTTGGAGTTAACTCTTCTTTAAATGCTCCTCCTGCTGATGAAAAAGAACATGCAATTGTTCTATCCAATATCCATGTCTTTTGTACGTTTCCATAAACTCCTTGCTCAACTACAGGATGGTAAACATCTGCAAGCATCGGAAACGTAAAGTCTGGCTCTTCGCATATCATTAAATTATCCCTGGCTTGACAATGGTCTTAACATATTTGTCAAGTATCTTATCAACTAAGAAGTTACCAGTACCGCCAAGCATTGCCTTGTCAAATTGAATTCTAAATTGATCTGTATTGTATGCTGTTATATATCTCTTGTAGTAATCTAATTTTCCACACTTAAGGTCTTCAATTAATAACTTCGCTGCATACTCTACATCTTCAGGAACGTTTAAATATCCATGATCTACAACGAATGTATAGTCATATCCTGATGGGAAAGATATTCCTTCGTATCCGTAGTAACCAAGATCTCCGCTTGCCACTGGTAGGTTTTGCGCTGTTGATTCATACCTGTTTAACTCAAGAACATCTGCACGAACTCTCTGTATAGCGGTCTTGTCTGGTGTTATTGCATACTGATACTCACTCAAATCTGGAGTTGATCTATCGTAAACTAAAACATTGTTCTCATAAACCTTGAATACTCTATAAACTTTTTCCCACAAAGAGAAGTAGTCTGACCCATTGCCAGTTCCAACTATTGTTATCTTTTTGTTATAAAAGCCTTCTGGCACAAATGTGTCTATCATTGACCTTGCTACTAATTCTAAAATTTTATATTCTGCAATTTCTGATGCAGTTGTTCCTAATGTATTTGGGTCTACGTATGGCCTGATTAGTTCATAGTATTCTTCGTGAATTAATTCTTCACCCTCGCTAATTTTATAAATCTCTACTCTGTAATTATTATCATACCTTCCAGGAAGATATATGTTTATATTGTCTCCTGTTGACCATCCTAAAAATTCTAAAACCTGGACTGAAAGGTCCGCCATATCTGTTACTCTTGCGTAAATATCTGCATCTTCGTACCCTGAAGGTACTACAAAATTTACAACAATGTCATCGTATGGCGGAACTCTCAATATCTCCATATTTACTTACCGAATTCCTTGGCAACTTCTTCTGGGGTGGCTGTGCGGATGTGTGAACGAGTAAGCCACTTTTCAGCAGCATCCTTTTCAACAATGTTGTAGCCACGGTAAACCTTACCTATTTCTGGCCAAGTAACATTCTTTGTTGAGTAAAGTGCTACAGTTTCTTTCTTTGCAGCAGGCTTAGAAGCCTTCTTCTTTTCAGGTGCCTTTGGTGCTGTGGTTGCCCCAATCACTCCTTCTGCAACAGAGCCTAGTGCCTGAACTTCTTCAGGTGCCTGGTAAACTGGTGCTTCGATAGCCTCTTCGTGAACTGGTTGATGTACTTCTTCTACAACTGGAGTTTCTACAACATGCTCGACAACTGGTGCCTCAACAACAGGCTCTTGTGCAACTAGTGCTTCAAAAACTGGTGATTCATGTACTGTTTCTTCTACAATTGGATTTTCATTAATGTTTTCCATAATTCCTCCTTGTTAGTATTATATCATTATAAGTAGTAAGGGGAGCAGGAGCGTTAACTCCTACTCCCCCTAAATTGTACTGTTTACAGATTATTCGTCTGCTGCAGCATCAGCGAATGCAATTGCATCCTGCTCTTCCCATTGAATACCGAAGCGAACGAAGACTGTATATTCTACAGTGTCCTTCTTTGGCTTGTATTCACGGTTTACTGTGATGTCACGCTGGAATCCCCATACACGGTTCTGTGGGAATGTCAAGTCGACATATCCTGCAGGGTAGTAAGGAACTTCCTGTACGTCAATTCCGAGAACACGTGTTGTACGTGCTCCACCGAATGTCTGTGCTCCACCATCAAGGTATGCCTGACGGTTAGTTGGAGTACCACCAGCCTGAGAAGCAAATGCTTCTGCGACTGCGTCTGCTAGAGTACCGTTGTTCTTAACGATTCCCTGGAATGCATCTGTACCAGCATAGAACTTCAAGTTAGACTTGATAGCACGATACTTGCGTGGCATTGCTAGGATGATGTTCTGCATTACATCTGTTGTCCAGGCGTTATTAGCGACTGTTACAACTGACTCATGAGCATCTCCTTCAGTCTTGACACGATTTACGAAACCGTTCATGATTGAAGTAAAGGCATCTGATCCTGCACCTGTTCCGTTGATTGCAAGGTCTTCGATATCATTACCGAAAGCGTTTGTCATCAAGCGTACAATGTGATCTTCTAGTGCTGCACCTTCGATGTTATCTTCTAGTGCTTCTGCAGATACTTCCCAGTCAAGACGAATCTTCTTTGTAGTCAATTCAACCTTTGAGAATGTTGCACCTGCGTTTGTGTAATCGCCAACTGCTTGCGCTGCTGCACGAATAACACGCTCTCCGACGTTTACCTTTTCGAGTTCCATTGTATTGGCTCTCATAGTAACGCGACGGCCATCTTGGGCGAGAATGGTAGCATCCCACACGTAGTCAATAAAACGACGTGCTTGCTCTGGGCGTAGGATACCTGATCCAGCCTCACCTGAAGGGTTAACTGCATTTGGTCCAGATGTAACGCCTGATAGTGCTGTTGGGATATTTCCTAACACGCCACCATCGGTGTAATTACCTGGTACGTTTGAACCATTCTCTGAGCCAGATGCGAATGCACCTTGTCCCTGATACAATCCTGGTGCTGTTCCACCAAGGTTACCTGATGTTCCAGGCTGGTTCTTTTCTATATTTTGTTCCGACATATTGTCACCTCCTGTGATTTTTTACTTATTTGTTTTTTAATTGAATAAGTCGGCTGTTTTGAGGAAACTACCGCCCCATAGGGATTTTTCAACCGTTTCAGGTTGATTCTGTACTATCTCGCCGAGATCGCCAGACTTTCGGAAAG